CATTGCAGGTGGGTACACCAATGTAAAACCATCTGGTGAAGCAAACCTAATTCAGAACATAGGTAAGATTGTTAGGGTAAACGCAAACAACGGGGTTATTAAAGTAGGTGGTGCAGGCAGAACAAACGCAACACCAAACCTTGACTCTGCTAAAATATTTGTAGGTAACGCATCAAATCAATCAGCATCGGTTGCAATGTCGGGTGATGTTACAATAGACAATGCGGGTGTGACCACAGTTAACGCAACTATCACAAACGGAGCTGCCGCAGGTGCAATAGCACTACCATTAGCTGGTGGTGAAATGTCAGGCACTATAGCGGGTAACCAAGACATTATTGGTAAGAGGCCAACCATTCTTGATACAAACACTCTACTTACACTTCAGGACAACGTACACGAGGGTGCATTCATATACTCTAACGCTGCTGGTCCTACAACAATAACCATCGACCCAAACGCTAGTGAGCCTTTTGCTGAGGGTACAGAAATTAAAATAATGAGGGGTGCAACGCCACCGAGTGTTGATATAACCCCTGGAAGTGGTGTGTCATTAAATGGGGGTACTGGACCTATAGCCATAGCCGCAGCGTATGGAACGATAACATTAAAACAATTGCAAGTGGATGTTTGGGTAGCCTACGTTTAAAAACATGGATAGTGAAACTTTAATACCGATGCTTGTAGCCCTAATAGGGGCGTTAGGTCTAAAAGAGGGCTGGAACATATGGAAAAAGAAGATAGATAACTCTGCCTCATTCAAGAGCAGCATTCGAGAAGACAACAGGAAAAGAATAGGTGAGCTTGAAGAAAAGGTAAAGGGCCTGTATGAAAAAATAGAGGCACTATTATTGGAGAACGCAACACTGAGAGCTAACATAGCCAGACTTGAAGAAAGAATATTAATGACCGCAAAGAATAGAGTTAAGAAAGACAAAGACATCTAACTGTATGGGTTTTCGTCTTTACGAGTAGTAAATTAAATTTAATTAAATGTCAGACAATATAATTAAACACCTTAGCTTCGGTAATGAGGCTAGGGAAAATGTGTTTAACGGTATAGATAAACTATACCTAGCAGTAAGTTCAACACTGGGTGCTAGTGGTAAGTGTGTACTACTAGAGGACGGTTCAGGAAGCCCAGTTGTAACAAAGGACGGTGTAACTGTAGCCAACGCAGTCACACTGATAGACCCAGTTGAAAATATGGGTGCAACCCTACTCAAGCAGGCCGCAAGGAAGACGGTGGAGGAGGCTGGTGACGGAACAACCACCGCCACTATACTAGCACACTCAATTATAAGTGAGGCACAAAAAATTAAGGGGTTTAGTGAAAGGGAGATTAAGGCTGGTATAAACTCAGCAACAACCAAAGTAATTAAGTACCTAGAGGATAGAGCAACAGAGGTAAGTGGTGATATGCTAAAGCACGTTGCCACGATATCGTCAAACAATGACGAAGAGCTGGGTGAGATAATATCATCTGCGTTTAACGCATCTGGTAAGGGTGGTGTGGTAACGATGGAGATATCTAGAGATGAGAACACATCGTTTGAGGTTGTTAACGGAGCAACGCTAGATAAGCCACTAAAGAACTTTCATTTCATCACAGACAAGGATAGTGGGTCTTGTGTGCTAAACAAACCGTTAGTCCTTATTGTAGAGAACAAGATAGAGAACATAAGGAAGATAGAGCCGATACTAGCATACGTTATAAAGAACAACAAGGAGCTACTTATAATCGGGGACGCTGATGAGCAGGTTGTTTCTGCCTTAGCGATGAATAAGATAAAGGGTAACATAAAGGTCAATGTTGTTGACGCACCAGACTACGGTATCAACAGGAAGGAAAGAATGCAGGACCTAGCTGTTATCACAGGTGCAACAGTAATCAACGAAGACCTCGGTGATGACATGGACCTCATACAGCCAGAACACTTGGGTGAATGCTCAAAGGCTATAACCAACAAGGAGGAGACAATCCTTGAGGTGGATGAATTGAATGACGAAGTAAAACAGCTTGTAGAACTGGTTAAGTCTCAGATGGAGGAAACAAAGTTCCCAGGCAAAAAGTTACAACTAGAAAAAAGACTTGCCATACTATCGTGTAAGGTATCAGTCATCAAGGTTGGAGCCAACTCTGAAGTAGAACTAAAAGAAAAGAGTGACAGAGTTGAGGACGCTATCTGTGCAACAAGGGCTGCCATAAAGGAGGGGATACTCCCAGGTGGTGGTGTAGCACTACTAAATGCGTCCAATAAAGTTAAAGCTGTAAATGAGGTCGAAGAAAGCCTTTTAATAGCCATTAGAAAGCCTTACGAGGTTATTATGAGAAATGGTGAGTACGATGAGATTATCTACGATAAGAGGACGGGATATGGGGTCGATGTAAAAACAGGTAAGACTGTAAACATGATAAAGGCTGGAATCATTGACCCACTACTTGTAACCAAGAGTGCATTAAAGAATGCTGTATCTGTGTCCACGACCATTATGTCCACAAACTGTGTAATCAATAACCTTAGACAGAAATGAGGACTATAGGTAAGTATATGCTCATTCAGCCAGTGAAGGAGGGAAGCACAAAGACCGAAAGTGGTTTAATCTTGTCTGACGCTCATAAGGATGATATAAGGTACAGGGAGGCTACAGTATCTAAGATTGGTAACCTTGTTGAGGGTATCACTGAGGGTGACACGGTTTATTACGACAGACACGCTGGCTTTGATATGGAGATAAAGGGTGTTGTGTACAAAGTAATAAAAGAGTTTGACGTTGTCGTTGTTTTATGAGGATAGAGCCGCAGACCCTGAAGGACATAAACCTACTAAAGCACTACAGGACAATAAGGAAGTGGGCATGTAAAACAAACGGTTTATCAGACTCTGACCTAGAGCTTTTGATATACCTAGACTGCGAGGGTAGGTTCACCAAGAAGGATTACGAGACTGGTGTGTTTTCTTATAGTTGGGACAAGAGAAGGTGGGATAGGTTACTAAAGAACGGTTGGATTGTGGTATGGAGAAAAAGAAACCACACAACGCAGAAGTACCATGTGTACGAGGTTTCTCTAAGAACTAAGCAGCTAACAAATAAGATGTATAAGATAATGCTGGGGTACGAAGATTTACCCACCAGCACCCATAATAAGATTATGTTGGGCAGGAGTTATATGGATAAAGTTTTATCTAAATCAATTATTTCTGCGAATAATGATAAAAACAGGTAATATATATTACAAGAGAACTTAAAGATGGCAGATAACAAAAAATATGTAGGAGAGAGTGGTTACCGAAATTTGGACATCACAAACATGTACAATAGCCCTGCTTCATTGGATACAAGCACTGGTACTAATGATTTGCAAACAAACTATGGTTCATCTAGTATGCAGAAATACCCTATTAGAACCTTGCTACCAAGTCAGGATGAAATAGATATAAGAAAAGGGATAGCAAAAGAGAGAGGCCACTCTGCTCAATTAGCTAGACTAGAGTACAGAGAAAAGAAAATGAAATACAACCAGGCAAAAAGAGCTGGTAAGTTTGAGACCAGACAAGAGAAAAAATTAGCTAGACTAAAGTCAAGAGAAGCCGCTGGCAAGTTAAGGGGTCCTGGAAAGGCTAGAATGGACAGGCTTGAGGCAATGGGTTATGGCTCAGAAGAAGGTGTAAACATGATGGGTATAGACAGGGCATTGAATAGAGCAAAAAGATATAGTTCTGGACCTAGAAAAATGAGGAGAGACTAATGAGAACAAGAGAAGAAAGACAGGCCGACAGACAAGATAGGAGAGAAGAAAGACAGGCCGACAGACAAGCTAGGAGAGAAGAAAGGCAAGCTAACAGAGGTGAAGCGATTAACAACTTATTTAATACGGTTACTGGACAGACACCCCCACCAGCAGCGGTACCAACAATAACTCCACCCACACCACCAACTCCAGAAACACCAGTTCCAGAAACACAAGTATTTGACCCACAAAAAGCGGAGTTGCTTAGGCAGGCTAAAATGGTTAAGGCTGGTAATGTTAATCCAGCACAGGCTGAGTATTTTAGACAACAAAATAAAGAGTTGTTTATGGACAAGGAACGCAAGGGTGCAATCCCAACCAATATATACAACAAGCTTGAAGAAATAACGGGTGTGAATCCAGTGTCGAATAGAAGAAATGACAAAATGAATGAGTTGTTTGGTGGTCTTTACGGCTCTGAAGAATCAAGAGGTTTTTAAAAAATAAATAACTACAAAATGAGAAAAGATTTAGGTATAAGTTCAGTATGGGACGGACCGCTAGACATGAGTGAGTTCCCAACAGAAAAGGGTGACAGTAATGGTATTAAGGGTATTAAGCTTTTAGCCAAGAATCAACCACCATGCAAGATGGGTCCTATAACCGAACGAGCTAAAGGTTTTTAGTATGTCTTTCTGGGATATATTTAGAACAAGGAACAGGTACAACGAAAAGAATATCGTTGGGTTTTTATCATTTGCGGTTATGACAATATTTGCTGCGGTTGATATTGCAACTGGTATATACGGTAAAGAGTTAATACATAGTGATGCAATATTTAATTCGTTTGTTATAGTAACACTTGGTGCTTTTGGTATTGCTGAAGCTGGTCAGATTTTCGGTAAGAAGGAAAAAGAAGAAGAGTAGTCATGCCATTAATTAAGCTGATGTATAACGAAATGAAAATTGTGTTGATTAATTTAACAACACTTGGGATATCCTTTAGCAACATAGAGATGTCTTTAAAGATATTATTACTCCTTGTTACTATAGGGTATACTGTTCACAAATGGATAACCATTAAAAAAAATAAATGAAGGTAACTGAACACGTTTCTTATAGGGAAGTAACTAAAAGTAACACTGCCATTAGAAGGGGTATAGAAAACATACCCAGCGGTGAGCAGATGGAGAGAATAAAACTACTCTGTGAAAAGGTGTTTGAACCACTAAGGGAACATGTAGGTGGCCCTATAGCTATAAACAGTTTATTCAGAAGTGTAGAGTTAAACAGGGCCATTGGCGGTTCATCAAGCTCACAGCACTGCGCTATGAATGGTGCGGCTATGGACATTGATGATACGCTTGGGTATATGTCTAACGCAGACATGTTTAACTTTATAAAAGACAACTTAGACTTTGACCAGCTTATCTGGGAGTACGGTGATGATGATAACCCCGACTGGGTTCACGTTTCTTACAAGGAAAGAGAGAATAGAAATCAAGTATTGAAATGCAAAAGAGTAAAAGGAAAGACAGTATATTCTTTATTCTCTTAACTGTATTTTTATTTAACTCATGCTCTGTTGAGCAGAGGTTAGAAAATAAATTTAGAAGGGCTGAACGCAGAATAGAAAAGCTTACAATTAAGTACCCTAAACTTTTAAAAAAGGACACGTTACATGATACCTTCAAGATTTTCTCAGATAGGGTTAAGCACGACACCTCCTTTGTTAGTCTACCTGGAGACACTACTTATATACAAAAGGATAAGCTTAGGATTAAGTATGTTAGGGTCGGTGACACGACATACATACAGGGTGAGTGTAAAAGCGATACAATTATACAAACAGTGGAGGTACCGTTTGAAAAGATAGTTGTAAGGGAGGAAGGAATACTAGACCAAATCAAGAGGTACCTAAAGAGGTATCTGTTTTGGATTATACTAATAGCATCACTTGCAGTCTTGGTTAAGATTGGGTGGAAGTTTATAAAACCGTTTTAAGATATTTAATTACAAAAAATGAAAGCAAAAATGCAGGCTAGAAAAGCCAAAAGAAAAGCTAGAAAAGCTGAAAGAAAGTACGATGAATCTATGGCGTACAACAAAAACCTAAGCCCAGAGGCTAGACTACACTACTTAGAAAACGAAAGAGCTGACAAGGATGGTGCTAGTATGTACGGTAAGGGGCCTAATTTTGGAGTTCCCGAAGCTATTGCTATTGCTAGTTTTGCAGCCCCATATGTAAAACCAACACTATCTGGTATTGAAAGTTTAGGTGCTGGAGAGCGTTTCTCAGAGGGATTTTCAATGAAAAAGAAAAAGTCACTCAAAAAAGATATTACTGAATTTGGTAAGACAGATGTTGGTAAAAAATTAAAAGAAAAAGGTACAACTGCGTTAGATAAATTAATAAAAGAAACAGGAAAAACATTAAAAGGAGCAAAGATGACTGGAAAAGAAAAAGGCCCAGATTTATTGGGTATGGGCCTTTAGGGGCAGTAGCAGGTGGACTAGCTGGAAAGGCTTTTGGTAAAGGACGAGACAGAAAAGATGCTGAAGGTGCTAACATGATGGGTAACCCAATCTCTAAGCATATGGGTGGTCGAGGTATCAACATGTATGGAGACGGCCCTGATATGTTAATGCCAATTCCAGGAACTCTCGGCTTACCAGCAGCTTCGTCTGTGTTAGGTAGAAAGGGTAGAAAAGAAGCTAGAGAAAACATAAAGGATGTTCTCATAGCTCCAACTAGACTTGCATCTAACATAGCTACAGGAATAGCTGGAGAGGCTCCAAAAACTCGAAAAGAAGCTAGACAAGAAAGACGTGAGGCTAGACAAGAAAGACGATTAAACAAAATCGAAGGTGCTAGTATGTATGGTAAGAAGCCTATGATGAAAGGCAAAGTATACTTAAATGACTTTAGTGATGAGCCTGCTGTTCTTGGTAGAACCAATAAGAACGGTACCATACTATTGAACAAAGACCTTGACCCAAAGTATCACGATGCAGTCATCAAACACGAAAAGGTCCACGTTGACCAAATCGAGAGAGGTGACTTAGATTGGGATGGCCCTAACTTCTATTGGAAGGGTAAGAAGTACTCTCGTTCATTGAACATGATGGGTACTGGTAAAGAGCCTTGGGAAAAGGAGGCATATAAAAAAGGTGGGGTACCTTTTGGTAAAATACCCGTTTAATAACTAACAACACAACAATTAGAAAAAATGGCAAACGAAGTAATTAATTTAGGAACTGTATTTAGCGGATTTAATAGCGGTACAGACCTACAACCAGCAAACTCAAGAACAAACAACCAAGGTGTTACAATAAGTGACATCGCAGGGTTTGTTAAGATTTTAGATACAGCACCAGCAACAGCAACCCTTGTAAAAGGAGATATGTTCCTTGCTCTTGATACAGGTGCATTAACTGTTTGTACAGTTACTGCTACCACGGTTATCAGTGTAACTTTATCTTAATAATTAAATAAACACCCCTGTAGGATAAAACCTATGGGGGTTTTAACTTAAATAAATAAAATGGGACAATTCGGGAATCAACCAGATTTTGGAACAGAGGCGGCTACAGTAGCGGCATCAGACACTATATCACCAGCTACTAACCTTACTGGCTCTGTATTGTATATCGGTACAGGTGGGTCTGTTAAAGTTTTAATGGCAGGTAAAAGAGAGGTTGGAGATGCAATTATTTTTGCAAACGTACCTGACGGAAGTTTTTTTGCTGTGCCGTTTGAGTTTGTTAACTCGCTGTACAGTGACGGTGACCGAAGCTTTGTAGAGATGTCATCTGCTGTAAATAAGCCAGCAGCTACAAGTGGGTTTGCATTAAGCTGTTGGGTTTATTTTGATGGTAGTATTTCTAATGAGTATATCTTTGGTCATGTTGGGGATGCTGACATGTTTTTTCGATTTGACTCAAGCACCTCTGCTACATTTCAAACCTCTGCTGGTACTAGCACTACTTGGACTATATCAGCCAACTCTACGGGGTGGAATCATGTAGCCATGTCATTAAATGGTGGTGTAAACGAGTTGTGGATTAACTCAGTAAAGTCTACAGGTACAACAGAAGACTATGACGCAGAGGCTATAAACATAAGCCTTATAGGTAGAAGTGATACATCTTACGGTTTGTTTGTTATGGACGAACTAATCATAGATGCAGACGGGACACTAACTCAGGCTCAAGTAAACTCTCTGTACAAAAATGGTAAAGGGGTGTTAAGCAATACTGTAATAACAACCCCTGATATATTTTACAGGTTTGACCAAACAAGTGGGACCACTGTTGTTGACTCAAGCGGTAACGGTAATAATGCAACAATATACTTCCCAACAAACGGGGATTGGTCACCACATGAATTAGAAGCACCAACAATTACTAGCGGTTCTGTAAATACTACATCACCAGCTCAGGTTGTACTAACTGGTACAAACTTTTATTCTGTTACAAGTTTAAGTGCATCTGGTACTGCTGTCGTTGAAAGCTACACCATAGACAGTGTAACTCAGATAACAGCCACTGTAAATGTAGAAACCGCAGGAGACTACAGCATAACGGTAAATAACATTGTAGGCTCTGACACTATATCTAGTCAAACAATAACGCTGTATGACTTTGGTAATTATATTCAACCAGATTTAGGCAATACAACTGAAAGAGGCAGAATAAGTAGTCAATTTTGGAACACTACAAATAGATTTTCTAATATGGTTGTCGCTTACTGGGCTAAAAGACCGATAGGTGCTGATACATCTAAAACTAATGTGTTAATATCGGATAGAGACAATTCTTCTACATATATATATCACAGAAACACTACCCCATACATTAGGTTTGCATCTGACGGAGACGGAAATTCTAGACGAGTTGAATGGAACTTAAATATAACAGACAACGATTGGCATCATTTTTATTACTTTTATAATAACAACTCATTAACTGAGGACATAACACAGCAACCCACAGGTGCTGCTGATGGAACGTACACCTCAGTTTCTACATCAGCTTACCCTCCTGAGCGATTGTTACGGGAGGCTTTGGTAACATAAACAGGCTTGAAGTTTCAACCACAGGTTCTGGTTATAGGGTAGGTGACGAAATTACTTTTACAGTAGACGGACAAGAAGCGAAAGCAGTTTTATCAAAAGTGCCAGATACTGTTGACGGTGAGCTTTACCTTGTATATGACGGTGTACTACAAACACGCTCTAGTTCTGGTTTTCAATTTGACGGTCTTGGAGTTTTTGGTGCTTTCTTTTACAGAGATGGAAACGCTGCTAATGACCTATTTTCTGAAATAGGTATGGATGATATAGTCTTTGACGAAAGGGTTAGTACGGTTGCTGAAGCACAGGCAATATACAACAGTGGAAGGGGTGGAAACGTAACAAACATATTTGGAAGTCAACCTCTTTACTGGTATAAGTTTAATGAGGCAAATGGTGCAACAACTATAGCGCAAAGCGGTTCTGTCGGTAGTGCGGATATGATATTAAGTAACTTTACCAATGCTTACCTACTACCTAAATCTGGTTATGATTTTGAAAATGCACTTTTATATGATGGTGTGGATGACTATTGCACTTTACCAGCAAACTTAGAAATTGCCGCATCTAGCACAGAGTTTACAATGTCTGTTTGGTTAAAGCCTGAATTTGGATTAAGTAGTGGGCAAATATGGATTTTTGAAAATAGCAACGGAACAGATTTGTGGTTCTTTTATCCAAGTGTCACTTATTTTAGACTGAATGGCAGCAGTAATCAAAACGCTTGGAGTTATGGTTATGATACAGCGGGGCATACGGGAAGTTGGCATCACTATGTTATAACAAGAGACAGTAGTAATGTCATTGAAATGTACGTTGATGGTGTACAACAAACAAAAACTGTGAGCAATGTTAATTCTAACAATGCTCAAATTCAATACGTTGGCACTCGTGCTAGTCTTGTAGCTACTAAATATAGAGGAGAAATGGATGAGTTTATAATTAAGTCTGGATACGCTGCGACCCCTGCCGATGTTGTTTCACTATATAACGGTGGCTTAGGTATTGACTCATCACTAGCTTTATCCTCACCATTAGCTTATTGGAAATTTAACGAAACAACAGGTACTACAGCAAGTGATTCTTCAGGCAATGGAAATGACTTAACACTCAATAACTTTACAGGAACGCCTTGGGTACCACACTAAAATTAAATTAAATTAAATTAAATGAAAATAGAAAAAGAAGAGCTTGACAAGATTGTTGAGCAACAAGTAGAGTTAAATAATTTACTTAAAAGAATAGGTTTTATAGAGACCGAAAAGGATGGTCTTTTGAAGATGTATATTGAAGCGTTAGGGGAGTCTAACGCCACCAAGAAAGAACTTGAAGATAAGTACGGGGCTATTAACATAGACCTATCCGATGGCTCGTATACTAAAGTTGAAACTGAGTAGCTGTGTCTATAATAAGGAAGATAACTATAGGTAAGGAGTATAAGGAAAACGCTATGCATTACGCTGTGGGTCAAGAGGTTTATGGCGGCCACTGTGTATCAAACATAGAAGACATCGAGAAGGAGAATGTGTACAGGATATACATAACCAAGAACGATGAGGTGATGCCTTGGAAGGACTTCAATAAGAACATGGGTATATCTGTGGAGTACGACCTAAAATACTAACACCCATGAGGAGTGTGTACGATTTTATTGTTAAGCCTATATCTGGTAGGTATAACAATACCAAAGATATTGGTGGAGTTAAGTTTGTAACTAACACAAAGATTGAAAGCTACAAAAGCGTTAGTAACGAGGCAGAGGTAATAGCCACGCCACTAACCATTGTAACAGACATCAAGGTTGGTGACAAGGTTATTGTCCACCATAATGTGTTTAGAAGGTTTTACGACATAAGGGGTAATGAAAAGAACAGTCGTAGTCATATAAAAGAAGATATGTACGCTTGCTCACCAGAGCAGATATATCTTTACGGGGACAACGAATCACACCTTGATTATTGTTTTGTACAACCCGTTGTTAATGACGATGAGTGGTCATCTCAAAAAGAAAAACCACTTACAGGAATACTTAGGTATGGCAACAAAATTCTTGAAGAGAACGATGTACATCCAGGAATGGTTGTAGGTTTTACCCCAGAGTCAGAGTTTGAGTTTGTTGTGGATGGTGAACTATTATATTGTATGAAATCTAAAAATATTGTTTTGACCTATGGAAACGAAGGAAGCGAAACTAAATATAATCCAAGCTGGACGAGCAGCGGTTGAGGAGCTAATTAAAGTGGCTAGGGAGCCAATAGTTACTGGGGGTGAGGATGATGTATCAGCGGACAGATTGAAGAACGCAGCGGCTACTAAAAAGCTTGCGATATTTGATGCGTTTGAAATATTAAACAGGATTAACGAGGAGGAGAACATGCTCAACAACGTAGAAAAAGTTGAGGCACCAAAAAAAGTATTCTCTGGTTTTGCTGAGAACAGGTCTAAGAAGTAATGTACGAGCAGACATTAGTAAATATAATAGATGACCATATAAAGCCACATGTTCTGAAAAGAATGAACAATGGCAAGAAATGGGAGTATGGGTACAACGAAGCGCACGACATTGTAGTCATAAGTAAGAACGGTCAGATTGGTGAGATATACGAGATACAAAACCTAAAGATAGCTTTACCAACAGAGTTTGATGTGGTTAAGTTTAAAGATAACAAATGGCAGTACACTGAATACCCAAAAGAGTTATCTAGGTTTAAAAGTGTTTTTGATTGGAACGAGGCTCCAGATGAGTTTAAGAATAAATGGTTTGACTACATAGACACGGAGTTTACTAGAAGAGAAGATGGTTTTTGGTTTATAAACAACAAAAAGCCAACATACATAACAGGTTCTCACTACAACTACCTACAGTGGTCTAAGATAGATGTTGGTAAACCAGACTTTAGAGAGTCTAATAGGTTGTTCTTTATATTTTGGGAGGCTTGTAAGGCTGACCACAGAAGCTACGGGATGTGCTACTTAAAGAATAGACGCTCTGGTTTTTCTTTTATGTCATCAGCAGAAACTGTAAACTTAGCAACATTATCTAGTGACTCAAGGTTTGGTATACTGTCTAAGACAGGACCCGATGCTAAGAAGATGTTCACAGACAAGGTGGTGCCTATATCGGTTAACTACCCGTTCTTCTTCAAACCCATACAGGATGGTATGGATAGACCTAAGACAGAGCTTGCGTACCGTGTACCAGCTTCTAAGTTTACTAGAAAGAAGCTAGACACAAATACTCAAGTTGAAGACATTACAGGTCTTGATACAACCATAGACTGGAAGAACACAGGGGACAACTCATACGATGGTGAAAAACTATCGTTGTTAGTACACGATGAGAGTGGTAAGTGGGAGAAACCCACAAACATACTTAACAACTGGAGGGTTACTAAGACATGTCTAAGGTTAGGTAGTAGGGTGATTGGTAAGTGTATGATGGGGAGTACATCAAACTCTCTAGACAAGGGAGGTGAGAACTTCAAGAAGTTGTACGAGGACTCTGATGTAACCAAAAGAAACGCCAACGGACAGACAGCATCTGGGTTGTATAGCCTGTTTATACCAATGGAGTGGAACTACGAGGGATACATAGACGAGTATGGATACCCTGTGTTTGACACACCAGAGAAAAAAGTTTACGACACCTTTGGTAATGAAATACGGATGGGTGTTATTGATTATTGGGAGAACGAGGTAGAGGGATTAAAGAACGACCAGGATGGTCTTAACGAATTTTATAGGCAGTTTCCAAGAACAGTGGAGCATGCGTTTAGGGATGAGGCTAAGAACTCTTTGTTTAACCTCACTAGGATATATCAGCAGATAGATTATAACCAAGACCTAAGAAACACCAACATACTCACAAAGGGTAACTTTCAGTGGGAGAACGGTATAAAGGATACAAGGGTGATATTTTTACCTAGCAACAACGGAAGATTTTTAATTTCATGGGTTCCTAACACAAATCTGCAAAATAGAGTAATAATAAAGAATGGGGTTAAGTATCCTGGTAATGAACACTTAGGGGCGTTTGGGTGTGATAGTTACGATATATCGGGTACTGTAAGTGGCGTAGGTTCAAATGGTTCTCTTCACGGACTAACAAAGTTTTCTATGGAGGAGGCACCAGCAAACCACTTTTTTCTAGAGTATATATCTAGACCACAGACCGCTGAGATATTTTTTGAGGATATATTGATGGCTATTGTTTTTTACGGTATGCCAATACTTTGTGAGAATAACAAGCCAAGGCTTTTATATCACATCAAAAGAAGGGGGTATAGAGGTTACTCTATGAATAGGCCAGATAGGACTTGGAACAACCTCTCACAAACAGAAAGAGAGATAGGTGGTATACCTAACTCAAGTGAAGACGTTAAGCAGGCTCATGCAGCCGCAATAGAGACTTACATAGACGAATGTGTTGGGGTCATAGGTGATGACCAATACGGAGATATGTATTTCGATAGAACATTAAATGATTGGGCAAGATTTGATATAAACAACAGAACTAAGTTTGATGCGTCTATTAGTTCAGGACTAGCGATAATGGCCTGTAACAAAAATAGATACGCACCTATAAACAAAGTGGTTAGAAACAATATTAAACTTGGCTTCAAAAGATATGACAATACTGGTAGTGTTTCCAAAATAATAGATAGATGAATATAAGTACAAATCCAAATAGTTCGTTCCCAAGCCAAGTCGTTAGCGATGAGGAGAAAAAGAGCTTTGAATATGGCGTTCAAGTAGGAAGGGCTATAGAGGGTGAGTGGTTTCATGGTGGGAGAAGCGGTAACAGGTTTGCAACTAATTGGAACAAGTACCACAATCTAAGGCTTTACGCTAGAGGTGAGCAGCCAATACAGAAGTATAAGGATGAGTTATCTATTAACGGTGACCTGTCATACCTTAACTTAGATTGGAAGCCAGTGCCAGTTATATCTAAGTTTGTTGACATCGTTGTTAATGGTATGTCTGAGAAGCGGTATAAGATTAATGCTTATGCTCAAGACCCAGAATCTATAAAGAAAAGAACAAACTACGCATCTGGACTACTAAGGGATATTACCGCTAAGGCAGAGATAGAACAAATAAAGCAAATGATGGGGTTAGACTTGTATAGTACCCCAGACCAAAGCAACCTTCCAGAAACAGAGGAGGAGATATCTATCCACATGCAACTCAAGTACAAGCCATCCATAGAGATAGCTGAGGAAGAGGTTATAAACAATACCTTGGACAAGAATAAGTTTGAGTTGATAAGGAGAAGGTTGAACCACGACTTAACAGTTCTTGGTATTGCTGCGGTAAAAACTGATTGGAACAAGGCTGAGGGTGTTGTAGTAAACTACTGTGACCCAGCTAAAATGGTTTGGTCTTACACTGAGGACCCAAACTTTGAAGATATTTACTATGTTGGTGAGGTTAAGTCTATAACAATACCAGAGCTTAAAAAGCAATACCCATCAATCTCTGAGGAAGAGTTGGACAGAATATCCAAGATGGGTAATAGAAGCGACTATGTTGTTGGTTGGAACGACTATGACGAGAATACTGTTCAGGTTTTATACTTTGAGTACAAGACATATATGAACCAGGTGTTTAAGCTAAAGCAAACAGGTGTTGGTTTAGAAAAGGTTATAGAAAAGACAGATTCTTTTGACCCACCACCATCGGACACATTTAAGAAGGTGTCAAGGACTATAGAGGTGTTGTTCACTGGTGCTAAGATTCTTGGTTACGACCAAATGATTGATTGGAGACTGTCAGAGAATATGACAAGACCATACGCTGACACAACAAAGGTCAATATGAATTATGCTATCTCTGCCCCAAGAATGTATAAGGGTAGGATAGAGTCAACGGTAAGTAAGATTACTGGGTTTGCTGATATGATAAACATCACAAACTTAAAGATACAGCAGGTCATATCTAAGTTAGTTCCAGATGGAGTTTACCTAGACATTGATGGACTAGCTGAGGTGGACCTCGGTAATGGTACAAGTTATAATCCCCAAGAGGCTTTGAACATGTACTTCCAAACGGGTAGTATACTTGGTAGGTCTTTGACGCAAGAAGGTGATATGAATAGGGGTAAGGTTCCTATACAAGAACTAAGTTCCTCAAATGGTCAGGCAAAGTTATCGGCATTAATTAACACCTATCAGTATTACTTGCAAATGATTAGGGATGTCACAGGACTTAATGAGGCCCGTGACGGTAGCGCACCTATGGAGGACACACTCGTAGGGCTGCAAAAGCTTGCCGCTAACGCATCAAACGTAGCGACACGACACATATTACAGTCTAGCCTTTATTTAGCCGCTAGAACGTGCGAAAACATATCTCTAAGGATTGCGGATTCTATTGAGTTTGCATTGACAAACAACTCGCTCCAGGAGGCTATAAGTGCATACAATGTAGGTACGCTTCAAGAAATAAGTAAGTTACACCTACATGACTTTGGTATATACCTAGAGCTTGAGCCAGAGGATGAAGAAAAAGCACAGCTTGAGCAAAACATACAGATTGCATTGAAGTCTGGAGGCATCGACATAGAGGACGTTATAGACATTCGAGAGATACAGAATATAAAGCTTGCTAACGAGGTACTGAAGCAGAAAAGAAAGAAGAAGGCTGAGGCAGATAGACAGGCTCAGTTACAAAACATTCAGGCTCAAGCTAACGCTAATGCTGAGGCTGCTGAAAAGGCTGCGTTTGCTGAGGTTCAAAAACAACAGGCATTGACACAAGAAAAGGTTAACATAGAGCAGGCTAAGTCTCAGTTTGAGATACAAAGACTTAGGGCTGAAGCTGAGATTAAGAGAGAATTGATGCAGGCTGAGTTTAACTTTAACATGCAGTTAGCTCAAGTAAGAGCTAATGCTGAAACTCAAAAAGAACAAGAGATAGAGGACCGAAAGGATAAAAGAATTAGGATGCAGGGTACTCAGCAGAGTGAACTCATCAACCAAAGAAAAAACAACTTACTACCAACAGACTTTGAGTCCTCTGGAAATGATGTGTTAGGTGGTATCGGTTTAGAGCAATTTGAGCCAAGATGATTTTAAACAATTATATATTATATTATTATGTCGGAAACAAAAGTAGACTTGTCAAGAGTCAAGCCTAAGAAGGCTAAAGAAACAGTAACCAAGTTAGACCTTTCTAAAAAGAAAGAGGAACTAAAAGAAAAAGAAGATGCCGTTCAAGAGCAAAGCGCAAATGACGTACATGAGGATAAACCTACCGAAACTGTACAAAAAGTGGAGGAAGGAACACCCGAACCAAAACCTGAAGGCACTCCCGAAGAAGTCACCAGTTCAGATGATGGGGGTAAGTCAGAGGAAGGGGAAGTAGTAATACAGGAGATTACTGAAAAGGAAGAAGAAAAGGTAACACCCGTTGTTGAACAGACAGAAGACAAGGTTAAGATAAATCTACCAGAGGGTGTAGATAAACTTGTTAAGTTTATTAACGAAACAGGTGGTGACCTACAGGACTATGTCCGACTAAACACAGACTACTCAAACGTAGATGAAGAAACACTACTAAGAGAGTACTATAAGAAAACAAAACCACATCTTGACGATGAGGAAATAGATTTTGTAATTGAAGAAAACTTTCGTTACGATGAAGACCTTGATGATGAGCGAGACATCAAGAGAAAAAAACTTGCTCAAAAAGAAGAGGTTTCAAAAGCCCATTCATTTCTAAATGATTTGAAGGATAAATACTACGAGGAAATCAAGTCGAGGCCCACGTTGTCCAACGAACAAAGAAAAGCAATGGACTTTTTTAATCGCTACAAGGAGAGTGAACAAAAAGCTGAAGAATCTAGAAGTTTATTCAAATCTAAAACTAAAGATTTTTTCCAAAACGATTTCAAAGGTTTTGATTTTAAGGTTGGAGAGAAGAAATTTAGATACGGGGTAAGTAATCCAGAATCAATTGCTGATACTCAGTCAAGTATTAACAACATATTGGGAAAGTTTCTCGATGAAAGTGGTAATGTAAAGAGATTTGACGAGTATCATAAAGCAATGTATGCGGCCCAAAATGTTGACAAAATTGCCTCACACTTTTACGAACAGGGTAAGGCTGACGCTATCAAGGAGGTCGCTGTTAAGTCTAAGAACATAACAGGTGAAGCACCTAGACAAACGTCAAACGACAGTCTGTTTATAAATGGTTTAAAGGTTAAGGCCGTCAACGGTATCGACTCTTCAAAACTTAAAATTAATAAAAACAAGTTCAAAAATTAATAAATTATGGGAACATTTGCAACTAACGACCCGTTGGGTTCGTTTTCCTTGGTACCTACTCCATTTAAGAGTATTACTCAAGGTTCTTATTTAAACTTTGCTGATGGAAGCGGAAACGACTTCGCACAGCAGTATCTACCTGAAATCTATGAAGCTGAAGTAGAGCGTTACGGTAACCGTACAATCTCTGGTTT